ATCAGAAGTATGTTGATACTGCTCGTGCAATGGGTATGCGTATGGCTGTAGTATTCCGCTATCGTACACAGATACCCAAGTCATTCTTGGGCATGGATGTGGTTGATGGTGATGACAGCGATTTGCGTTTTCTTGAGCCACAAGGTGTAGTGTCTGCGCTGTATGCCAAAGGTAGGGCAGTACATGACTATAGCGGATTTGTAGTAGGGTAAAACATTTTACTAGTAAAACAAATGGAGACTGACATGAAAATTATGGGATATATGTTTTTAGTATCTAATGGAGCAGTGGCTTTACTTTTTTCCTTGTACTTCCTACATGAGACAGGTGCGCCATTCTGGGGATGGGCAATAGCAGGTGGCACTGCGTGTTTCGTAGGTGGATGGACATTAGCTGCACAGGAACTTGACAATGATTCGTAGAGTAGGTAAGATTAATGGTATAGCAAGGGATATGCTGCAACAGCGTAGGAGTATGGCATCCCTTGTTAGACAAGACAAAACCAAGTACAACAGAAAGAAGGAAAAGGACAATGCAAATAAAGATAGAAGCAATGAAGAACGTAAAGACTAAACGCCCCGAAGGTTCGCGTGACCATTTTCGTCACATGAACAAAGCTAAGACTTTACGCATTAAGCAGAGCCGTAAGGCTAAACAGTTTATGCGGAGTGCTGCATAAACATTTTACCGGGTAAAACATTTTACCTGACAACCAACCAACATAAAGGAGAATTTACCATGACAACTTTTAACATTGAGACTACCCTGCCAACAGGCAAGTTACACAAGCGTCAGACAGGTCTATGGGGTCAGCTTCTGGCTTCATCAGAGATAGAGGCAAAGCTGGCAAGGGTAGAACCGTTGTACAAAGAACTACATGGTCGCAACTTGAACCGTACTGCTTTCTTTGGTATGTGCCGTGATATTGCTCGTGAGTCTAAAGCTGATGCGGGTGGATACTTACAGTACATGACACAAGATGTGGCAGGTGTTATCCTTCGGGAGTGGCACACACAGATAGGCAAGGAAGTCAGGCGTAATCGCAAGCTGAAAAATGCAAGCAAGCGTAGTGAATTTATCGTTACTGAAATTGGTAAGTTCAATATACAGTCTAAAGACTTGGCTAAAAAGAAAGGTGGATTTGCCTCAATGAAAGGTTAACCACAACACATGGGGTGGCAATCATGTCACCCCTCTTATCTCTAGGAGGTATCCATAATGACTAAGATTATAGCTGGCATTGAATATCACAATGTTATCGTCCCTGAGTTTGATAGCAGGGGTTGTCCAGACTTGCTAGGCTGGGATGAAGCGATGCGTGAAGCAGACGATGATGAGCAAGATGTTTGGGCAACTTTTCACGATGAGGACATAGCTAAACTTTGTAAGCCTGTCATAGAAGATTTCTTTAACAAACATCACAAAGATCAGTACGATGAATTTATGTCTGGTGAACCTACGTTTCTTTTTAGGGATGTGAGTGACGATGGTGATAACAGCCCTGCCAATTTAGATTGGTTTTGGGATGAGGTTGTTGATGCAGGTAGCGGCTGTTTTGATTTTAGAATGTGGGAAAACAAAGATGGAAAGATTCTTGATAGTGCAGGAAAGGAATTTGATTGGGAAGGTGATGGGTATAGAAAACAAAAGCCTAGCTTTGAGAACTATCTAATAGCTTGTCAACGACATTTAGCTTATGATTTTGAACACGCAATTCGTCCTGTAGATTGTTCTTCTGAAGACTTCTTTAATTGGTTACAAAAAGATCAAGCAAAACTGATTTCTCTAGGTAAAGAACTGTATAATGATATGTATTATCAAACATTTGGTGACTAGAAAAGGAGATGGCACATGACTGTTGAGAACTTGACAAAAGAAGATAGGATGAAACTTCACGCAATACGTGAGGACTACTTGGAGATTTTTCACACCATGCCTGAGATGAGGGATAACAAGCCTGAGATGTGGCATGGAATCGTAGACCAGTGGGAAGCAATCAAGGGAAAACTAGAGGATGACGAGTGGGAAAAGATTAAAAGCACTTGTCATACAACGATTACCGATGACGATTTTTGATTGCAACACAATCCTCTGCCTACAAAACCAGATGCCTGACATGGGCATGGATGACTTGTTCATCATTGGGTATCTGGTGGTAGGCTTGGCTATAGTTATATACCTAGTAATGGATGCACTGAAGGAGCATTGATATGCAGATAGACAAAAAGTTTTGGAATGGTTTAGTGCGTATGCGTGATGATATGTTGTATGAATATCAGGCAAAGAATTACGAGACCCTTAAACCTGTAACGCCCAGACCACCAGAGAAGGTGTGGGCTAATGCCAAGCTGTATCGATGTGACTTCTACGACACACGCTATCCAGTATGCGGCACACGTCTTGTGTGGGTAAACGTAGGCCGTAAATGGGTACGCTTCTGCACACCAGTACAGCACGACAAGTGGCGTATCAGGCGTGAGGAGTGGGACAAGATACCACATGAACTATTTGTAAAGGAGATTGACGATGCCTAGATATTTAGTAAGAATAGAATCAGAGATTGAAGTAGAGGCAAACTCTGAAACAGATGCGGAAATCACTGCTGCACAATGCTTTGACTTTGGTAGCGCAGACTTTGAAGTAGAGGAGATTGACGATGCCTGATGATTTTGAAGCTATCAGAGAATATGTGCTTGAACATTATGCACATTTTGGTGCATATCCAATGGAAGTTGAAACCGATACCCAAGTGTATACATTTGACCAATATTGGGCTATCCTAAATAAGGAGATTGACGATGCCGACATATGATATTAGAGTACAAGCAACAACGTATCGTGACATCATTATAACCGCTGACACAAGGGCTGAAGCACGTGCGGAAGCTATGAAAGAAATGAAAGCGTTAGTTGGTGGAGAACATATTATAGTAGGAGCAATGCAGGAGATTGACGATGAATGATTATGAAAAACTAGACTGGATTAGTTTTGCAATTCAAGAAGCTATGAATGGCAATCTTGATGAATTATATCAAGCGTTAGAACTTGTAGAGGAGTTGCGAGATGAATGAGATAGCTGGCGTGGTGTTGGCTTGCATGGGTACGCTGACACCAGTGGAGATACACTTGGAGATATGGTCTAGCCACAAGTACATGTCTGGTTGTCATGTGGCAGCGACAGAACGTGGCTTTGATTATCCTAAACAGCAATGCTTTTGTATTGATGTAAGAGATATTGTGAAAGGAGATTTGTAATGACTAAATCGCAAGAGTTTTGGGCATGGATTGACACATGCCCTGATGGTGTGTATGTATATCACGACTTCACTGATGATGAAGATGACCAAAAGATACACGTTTTTGGTTTCGCAGTACCAAAGGAGACAAACAATGATGACACTTAAACTACCAAAGAAACAAGTGAACGCCATACTGGTAGCACTTGACGCAGAGATTGAGATGCAGTTAGGTGGCAGACCTGTTGATTGGGAATCATTCCCAGAGGTTGCCGCAATGATGATGGCATATTACACAACACGTTGTAAATTTGAAGAGGATGATTGTAATGAATGACAATGAAATCAGAGGCATACGCCTATCGCAAGCACTTAACTGGAGTGGGCAAGACATCTTTGAGGTAGCGGCTGCTGCCTTTGAGGATGCCAACTACCACAGTTTTAACGAGGTATTTTATGCCGCATGGATGGAGTATCAGAAGGAGTTGGAAAATGGCTAAAAAACTACACAATATGACGCACGACGAACGCATGGAACATTTTGAAAAGGTTCGTGAAAAAGAACGCATTGACCGCAGAAACAGGATAGCCAAGCTGACTATGGATCAACGTGCGGCGGTGATTGACATAAACAAATTATTAGACAAGGTGCTTGATGTTGCCTTGTATCCCGACATGGGTGGCATAAGGATGGTGTCTGCCTTTGATCTACAAGAACTGTCCGATGCAATGGACACATTACAATTTCAATTCAATCTTAGAAACTAATGACTTTTTTTGAAATTGCTGTTTACTACCTGACGTTTTGTTTTATTACATCATTAATTTGGTAGTTGACATTACGAATCACTACTGATATAACAGAATATCCCTTAACGGTATGAAAGGAGAAACAACCATGCCACTAGATTTTATAGGAAATAACTTACTGCCAGAAAATATCAACTTTCCTGTCCAGTATGAGCCAACCAAGTTTAGCAAGTCCAAGTACGTCATCAATGGGAACACAGGTGAATACCTTGGCATTGTGGGTAATGGCTTTACCTGCGCCTCGCACAGTGACTTTTTTACACAAGCACATGACACTATCTCTGAGCATCTTGGTGAAGAGTTTTGTGATAGCATGAACGTAAGCTACCGCACTGCACGTAACAATGCGTGGGTTATGATGGATATGACTATGCCAAATGTCCTGCGTAAGATTGAGACGGAGAAGCATAGCACTACCATTGCACCACGGCTCATCGCCTTGCATGGCATTGATGGTTCATGCAGCAACATGGTATTCTTTGGTGCTATCGACTTTTTCTGCACCAATGGCATGATTACCGGAGACTACGACAAAATCAAGCGTAAGAATACGAGCAACTTCAGCTTGGATAAATTTATTCAAGAGTTGCAGTCATCCGTCACAGACTTCTATGAGACAGCCGATAAGCTACAGCGTTGGGCAGATACAAGTCTTATGACTGTAGATGTCAAGTCTTTGCTTGAAGCTGTCATCAAGTCAGAACGTAAGTCAGAAAAAATGTTTACCTTATATAACCAAGAGGTCAGCACTCGTGGTCGTAACGTGTGGGCTTTATACTCTGCCTTTACAAACTACGCAAGCTACGCTGATGAACGCAATGGTTTTAATCTACGCAATACTGGCAACGATACATCCGCACAATCAATGTGGTCACGTGAGCAAGAAGTTGCCAAGTGGATTGACACACCACAGTTTCAAGCGATTGCAGCATAGTGTAATGAAGCTAACTAAGCTAGTGGAAGACTACTATTCTTCCTACGATTTCAAGAACTTACGTGATGAATCTAAGACACAATATAAGTACTTGTTAAATGTCGTACTCAACACACAGGTAGAGGGCAAGCCCCTCTGCCAGTATGACTACACTACATTGCCTACACGTATAGCTAAAGTTGCATATAATTTATGGTGTGAGAAGGGGATGGTAACAGCCAACCACTTGCTATCTGCTTCTCGCATCGTCTTTAATCACGGCCTACGAATGGAACTGTGTGTCATAAATCCTTTTGCAAACATCCGTAAACGCCCCGTAGACAGGCGTAAGGTTGTTTGGGGTAGGGGAGATGTACAGAAGTTCCTAACAGCCGCCTACGGCGATTTTAGCACCCGCAATATAGGTTTAATTGCTCACATGGCATATGAATGGTGTCAAAGACTAGGTGACATGCGACTACTCACGTGGGATGCCATCGACTTTGAGGCTAGAACAGTGTACATTGAACAATCGAAACGTAAAGCAGAGGTACATCTGCCTATAGAAGACGATTTATTTGGTATGCTGACACAACAAGAACAAGATTTTGGGTTTCAGCCATATGTTGCGCCTAGACCAAAGCCTCGTGCGGGGTCTTTTATACCGTACAGCATGTACAAGTTGCCTCTACACGCACGTAAGGTCATGGATTCAGCAGGATTATCAAAAGAATTGCGTCTGTCTGACTTACGAAGGACAGGCACAACTGAAATGGTTGAAGCTGGTGTCGGTATGGCACAAATTATGTCGGTTACAGGACATGCTAACCCAAGTTCAGTTAAACCATATCTAAAAAATACATTGTCAAGTGCAAATAATGCATTGACAACTAGAAAATCACATGGTATAAGCATAGCAAGTGCCGCAAAGGAAGGTGATACTACATGAATAATATATATAACATTGTAAGTGATATGAATATTGCAAATGGAACTACAAAGAGAATGAATTGTCCTAACTGCGATGGTTACAAGACATTTACAGTGACCAATAACATGGGTTCCCTTGTGTGGAATTGTTACAAGGCATCTTGTAATATAAAGGGTGGTACTCGTGTACACCTATCTGTAGATGACATACGTGCTGGCTTTAAGGGGGCTAAAGAGTTTGCTGAAGCTACGCCATTTGAGTTACCTACGTACATCATACCGCATCGTGACAATCTGTACATGAATAGATGGTGTGATACATGGGGGTTAGATATAGAGGAGTTAGGTTTGTTGTATGACGTAAAAGAGAGCCGTGTAGTGTTCCCTGTCATACACCAAGGCAGAATGGTAGATGGTACAGGAAGATCATTATCAGGGCATCGTTTACCTAAATGGAAAAAATATGGAAAAAGTGGCTTGCCATACGCACACGGTTGTGGTAAAGTCGCAGTTGTTGTTGAGGACTGTGTGAGTGCAGCCGTGGTTGGTGGCATCAAATCCTTTGTCGGGGTTGCGCTTCTTGGTACATCTCTACAAGAGTCGCATAAAGGGTATCTTGCACAGTTCTCAACAGCCGTTATAGCATTAGACCCCGATGCACTGCCAAAGACGATGGCTATGGCAAAAGAATTAAGAGGACACGTAAACGATGTTCGTGTATTAAGATTGAAGGACGATTTGAAATATCGTAACCCCGAAGATATGGAGAAGCTATATGGAATTATCACTGATTAGAAGTTTAATGAATAGGTCATTCTACGATGACCACCGTGGCGCACGTTGCCCTGACAGATTGTTCAGTAAAGATGTGCGTAAGATAAAACAGGCTATTGATACCGCTATGGATAGGTATGAACGCACTGTAACACCTGACGAGATTGAGGCATTGTTTATGTCTAACAACCCAACTCTGACTACGGCACAGAAGCAAGCCTATTCTGCCTTATTTCACAAGATCAAAGGTGAGACACCTATGGGCAGTGACGTGGCACAAGAAGTGTTATCTAAACTGTTTCAACAGGTAGTAGGCGAGGACATTGCCAATCTAGGTTTTGATTACGTTAATGGTGACAAGTCCAGTCTTGAGCCATTACGTATGTTACTTGAGCAGTATGGTGATGACTTCACTCCCAATTTAAATGTGGAGTGGGATGACATTGAGATTGAAACACTGCTTGCACGTAATGATCTTGAGGCACGTTGGACATTCAATATTGCTAGCCTTACACGTAAGGTAGAAGGTGTGAACTCTGGACATCTGATTGAGATTGGTGCTAGACCCAACACAGGTAAGACATCATTTCACGCCAGCTTGATTGCTGCACCGGGCGGCTTTGCGCATCAAGGTGCAAACTGTATTATCTTATGTAATGAGGAAGGTTATCACCGTGTGGGTGCTAGATACCTAACTGCTGCAACTGGCATGACTATGCGTGAGGTAAAGGATAATCCTGCCAAAGCACGTGAGTTGTATGCACCTGTGAAGGAACGCATCAAGGTTAAAGATGCTACAGGACGTGACATGAATTGGGTAGAGTCTATTTGTAAATCGTACAAGCCTGACATCGTTCTACTTGATATGGGTGACAAGTTTGCGAAGACAGGCGGTTTTGCTCGTATGGATGAAGCACTCAAAGCTAACGCAGTACACGCACGTATGATTGCCAAACAGCATGATTGTGCCATGTTCTATATGTCGCAGCTATCTGCTGACGCAGAAGGTAAAGTTCTGCTTAATCAATCAATGATGGAAGGGTCACGCACAGGTAAGGCTGCTGAAGCCGACTTGATGGTATTGATTGCTAAGAACCCTGTGGTAGATGGACAAGAGGAAGAAGATACGCAGCGTCATTTGAATGTCGTTAAAAATAAGTTGACAGGATGGCATGGCGTGGTACACTGTGAATTACAATACCAAACAGCGAGGTATACAGTATGAAACTAACACTTGATGTAGAGAACACTGTCACTAAACGTGATGGAAAGATGCACCTAGACCCCTTTGAGCCAGAGAACTCACTGACTATGGTGGGTATACTGACTGACCAAGGCTACGAGGCTCACTTTCCATTTGACCATGAAGAGCATCTTAGTAGGCGCGATTATAGTGACCGTGTGCAATGGTTTCTTGACCAAGCTACTATCATCATTGCGCACAATGCTGCTTATGATTTAATGTGGTTATGGGAGTCAGGTTTTACTTATGATGGCCCTGTATTTGATACGATGTTAGCTGAGTACGTTTTGCAGCGCGGAATAAAAGAACCGCTAACACTTCAGGCTTGCGCAGAACGCTATGAGTTAGATACCAAGAAGCAAGACACCCTGAAAGAATATCTATCTGCTGATCTACACGCTACGCAACAGTTATCTGATAAGTTGATGCATCGTTTGAATACGGCAGATGATGCAGGGCTAATGAATACTGTAACGCTAAGTAATCAGGTTGCAGTCTGTCTTGCACGTATATATCAACGTGGATTCAAAGTTGACTTGTCTGTGTTAGATAATGTGCGAGATGAGTTTGAATCGGAAAAAGAATCACTGCAAAAAGAATTACAATCCCATGTTCGTAAGGTAATGGGTGATACGCCTATTAACCTGAACAGTCCAGAGCAATTGTCTTGGGTTATCTACGGTCGTAAGGTTATAGACAAGAATGATTGGTCAGTAAAGATTGACCCATACATGAGTATTGATGCTTTTGACCAGATGATGTTGCAGGGTACAGAACGGCTGTACCGAACTGTAGCGCAACAATGTAGAGATTGCGGTGGGTCAGGTTACATACGAAAAACTAAAAAGAATGGGGAACCGTTTGCAAAGCCTAGTAAATGCAATACATGTGGCAGTGAAGGTTTCTTGTTTATTCCAACAGACAAACTAGCTGGCTTTAAATTCAAGCCACCATCAGCAAAGTGGGCAAGCGCAAATGGTTTTACAACTAGTAAGGTAAATTTGGAATTACTGGAATCTACAGCTAAAGGTAAGGGTATGACCGATGCGGCAGATTTCCTATATAAAGTACGTAGGTTAAGTGCTGTAGATACCTACTTGTCATCTTTTGTGGATGGGATAAAGACGCACACCAAGCACGATGGTCTGCTTCATGTACGTCTTCTACAGCATCGCACCTCTACAGGCCGTTTATCTGGTGCTGATCCTAATATGCAGAACATGCCACGTGGCGGCACGTTTCCTGTGAAGAAAGTATTTGTGTCACGATTTGAAGGTGGCAAGATACTTGAAGCTGACTTTGCGCAGCTAGAGTTTCGCGCTGCTGCTTATTTATCACAAGACGAGGTTGCAATTGAAGAAGTTTCTACTGGATTTGATGTACACGCATACACCGCTAAAGTTATTAGTGAAGCTGGTCAGCCTACGAATAGACAGGATGCAAAAGCACACACATTTGCGCCCCTTTACGGGGCAACGGGATACGGTAGAACCAAAGCTGAAGCAGAGTACTACACCCACTTCACAGAAAAATACCAAGGCGTTGCCGATTGGCATTCCCGATTGGCTAAAGAGGCTCTGAATACAAGAAAGATAACTACGCCTAGCGGTAGAGAGTTTGCGTTCCCTGATGTAGTGCGTAAATCTACAGGTCGTGTATCTCACTTCACGCAAATAAAAAATTACCCTGTGCAGTCGTTTGCTACAGCAGACATTGTGCCAATAGCTTTACTACACATAGATGAATTGCTAAAGGGTATGCAGTCGTGCATAGTGAATACCGTACACGACAGTATTGTTATTGATGTTCATCCACTTGAGGAATCTCAAGTAATCAATATTATAGATGAAACTAATAATGTACTACCACAACTTATAACGGCACGTTGGGGTATTAACTTTAATGTGCCGCTACTTTTAGAGGCAAAAATTGGTCCGAATTGGCTTGACACGATGGATGTAACCTGATATAACTATGGCTCATTCACTTATAAAAGGAGATAATATATGACACAATTGACAACGATAGACACGAACAATTATGCAGCTATGGCTAAAGCTATGGGAATTGCTAATGAAACTAAAACATCAAGTAAATCTAGTTCTTTAGCTAGGCTTCGCATTAATCATGCACCTATCATGGGAACGGCTGAAGTAAAAGGTAAGAATGTAAATGTAGAAGTTATTGAAGGTGGCGCGTATAAGTTGGAGATTCCTGATGGACCTACTTACTACGCTGCATCTGTCAAGATTAGGACGTTCTTGCAACGCTTCATGTATAAGCGGTATGTGAATGGGGGTGCATCCTCACCAAATCGCTTTATTAAAAGCATTATGGCTGATGATTTGAATATTGACTTGAAAGACAACGAGGGAAGTTTTAACTGTGGCAAACCTGCCGGGTACGTCAAAGACTTTAAATCCCTGCCAGAAAAGATGCAGGAACTAATTAAATCAATTAAACGTGTTCGCGTGATCTTTGGTACAGTGGAGTTGATTGACCCTATGAATGATAAGGGAGAGCCTGTCGATGTTCCCATTACGCCATTCATTTGGGAAGTAGACAATCGTGATGCTTTCAAAGAAATGGGTACGTGTTTTAACACCTTTGCAAAAAGGCAGCGTCTTCTTATGCAGCACATGATAACGATTAGTAATTCTGAACGAAAGATACCAACAGGAGCATCTTTTTACGTGCCTGTAGCTTCTTTGGATATGTCAAATACACTTGACATTACAGACGAAGACCAAGTAATGTTTGGAGACTTCTTATCTTGGGTAGACAACTACAATGACTACATCGTAAGCAAGTGGGCAGAGAAAGCTAACTCACACATGGACGATGAAGATGTTGATGTTGTAGACGCTATGGTTGATATAGAAGTAGAAGAAGAGGTAGCTTAATGCATCATCCTGCTGAACTAGCATTACATCAGTACATGGAGAATGCTGTCAAAGGTGACAGCACTATCTCTGATGACACCATTCAGCAAGTAGCTAATGATGTTGCTGATGCAATGCGCAGACAGTTTGGTAGTGGTAAGAAGAGGGGCGATTTTAAATTACGAATGTCTAATGTAGGTCGTCCCACTTGCCAACTCTGGTATGAGAAGAATAAACCAGAGGCGGCTATACCTTTCCCAAATACATTTATGATGAACATGATGCTTGGAGACATCGTTGAAGCTGTCTTCAAGGGAGTTCTTAAAGAAGCGGGGGTGCAATATGAAGATACGGACAAAGTTACTCTTGACTGTGGTGATACTAGCGTTTCTGGTTCTTATGACCTTATCCTTGATGGTGCAGTTGATGATATTAAATCAGCTTCAGACTGGTCCTACAGAAACAAATTTGAATCCTATGACAGTCTTGCCAGCGGTGATGGCTTTGGGTACGTAGCGCAGCTTGCTGGCTATGCAAAGGCATCCGGTAAAAAGGTTGGTGGTTGGTGGGTTGTAAATAAAGCCAATGGTTCCTTTAAATATGTACCAGCTACAGGACTTGACTTGGAAGAAGAAATAAGTAAAATAAAAAATACAGTAGCAACAGTAAAGGAGAATAAATTTGAAAAGTGTTTTCAACCAGTACCAGAGAAGTTTAGAGGTAAGGAGACAGGTAATCAAGTACTTAACGATGGGTGTAGGTTTTGTAGCTATCGTTTTGATTGTTGGCCTACTTTAACAGAAAGGGCAGCAGTTAAATCACAGGCAAAGAATCCACCTATAACTTCTTATATAGGAGAAGTCATTGCTGCATAAAGCTAAAAGAGCAGCAATAAAACACGGGTATCGTAGTGGGCTAGAGCATACAGTTTCAATCTATCTCAAGGAACGTAATCACACGTTCATGTATGAAGAAATAAAGATTGAATGGGAAGACCTAGCCTACCGTACCTATACTCCTGATTTTGTATTGAGTAACGGTATTATAATTGAAACAAAAGGTAGATTTATGGCAGCAGATAGACGCAAACATATCGCCATAAAAAAACAACATCCTAAACTTGACATTCGCTTTATATTCACTAATAGTAGATGTAAGTTAAGTAAAGGTGCTAAATCTTCGTATGCAGATTGGTGTATTAAAAATGGTTTTAGGTATTATGATCGAATAATTCCAGAAGATTGGTTAAAGGAAAAAGGTAAAAACAAGCATCCAAAATTTATTAAGTTTGGCGGCACAAAAGTAAAAAGGAGATAAGTATGAAAATAATTGACAGACTATCTAAAGAGATACAAAACGAAGACTTACTTATACGTGTGAGGCCATTCGCTGATGATGACGGTAAGTGGTCTGGCGAAGTTGATATATCTATATTAGCCATGCCAGATAATCCTTTGGATGATACAGATTATTATCAAGTGATGCACTTTGCTAAAATGTTATGTGCTACTGTACCTGTAATGGAAGAAGTAGAAGAAATAAGAAATATTGTGCATGAATACGTCACTACAGTTATTGACAACGAGATTGAAATTGATGTAGAACTAGAGGAGAAAATAGGCGTAGAAAAAACGTATGATGGCAATGTAGTGCATCTTACCTTTAACACTAAGACAGGGGGTTCAGCATGAGTAGACATGAACAGTACATGAAGAAAAAACTTGAAGAAGAAAGGTTCTTCCCCGATGAGGATGAAAATGAACAGGCTGGTAAAGAAGCCTATAGTGGTAACGTACTTGATATGGTCAACAGTCCACCACACTACAATCAGACAGGCATTGAATGCATCCATGCTATCTCCGCTGCTACTGATAAGGGATTTAGGTATTACTTGCAGGGTAATATAATGAAATATGTGTGGCGTTTTGATTACAAGGATAAACCCCTAGAAGATTTGCAGAAAGCTCAGTGGTATTTAGACAAGTTAATTGAAGAGGTTATGGCAAATGGCAAGAGTTAAACTGTTCATTACCATAGACGTAGATGAAGAAGAATATCCTGTACCTGCTGATGGACAGATAGGCGAGGAGATAGAGGATGGCATACGTGAATACTTTTATGATGTAGACGGTGCTAACATAAGAACAATTAGAACCATTATGGAGTAATGAAATGATAAGCAACCTATTACCAACAGACTACCAAAACTTTATTGCTCTTTCCCGATATGCACGATGGAAAGAAGATGAACAGAGAAGGGAGACATGGAGTGAAACTGTCGCTAGATACTTTGATTATATGGCTAGGCATTTACGTGATAGTCACAACTATAAGCTATCTGATTCACTGAGAGGTGAGTTAGAAGAGGCCGTACTCAACCAGAGTGTCATGCCTAGCATGAGAGCGTTAATGACAAGTGGCCCCGCACTTGATCGCTGTCATGTAGGTGGATACAACTGTTCATACGTGCCTGTAGATAGCCCACGTGCCTTTGATGAGACCATGTACATACTTATGTGTGGTACAGGTGTAGGCTTTAGTGTTGAACGCCACTGTATAGACAAGCTACCCACCGTAGCGGAAGACTTCCATCGTACAGATACCGTTATCAAGGTTGGCGATAGCAGACCCGGATGGGCAAAGTCACTGAAAGAACTTATTGCTATGCTATACATAGGCCAGATACCAGCATGGGATGTATCAGAGGTACGTCCTGCAGGTGCTAGGCTCAAGACATTTGGTGGCAGAGCATCA